AACAAAAGAGTTTCTATACATATATTCGCCAATTGTAATCAGCCACATCTTCTTCTGAAAAGGGGTAAGAGGTAAAGTGTTATTAGTTACAATATCAAAAACAGCCCTCAACAGTTGAACGTAATCCCCGTTAAATTCAGATTCATGTTCAATAACATATTTTCTACCTTCTAGAATATTATTTTTTATAATAAAATTAACAACATCAACAGCAAAATTATCCACACTAGCTGTATCTGGTAGGGATAAAATCCCATCTAAACTATATTTCTGTACCTCATTAATTATTTTTCTGGTATCAGGATAAAGTTTTTTTACTAAAAAAACTAACTTTTTCTTATTGAGATCATCAGTGGATACGTTTTCTTCCTTCAGTACTGTTGCTACTCTCTTAACAATGCCAGCTATAGGTGGTGCTAAAAGAAGGGACTGACATCTACTTTGCAACGGACCTATTACTCTATTTAAAAAATTACACGTTAGTATATACCTACAATACCCGGAGTTTTCTTCCATGGTATTTCTTAAACCTCTCTGAGCATCAAATGAAGAGCCGTCTATTTCATCACAAATGACAATCTTCATCTTACCATTAAAGCTCTTAGTTTGACTAAATTGAGTGATAGTAGTTCTAACAGTCTCAATTCCTACTTCGGAGCAGTTTAAAAACAAAAATTCAGCATCTAGTTCTTGAACTAAGATTTTAGCTAAAGTAGTTTTACCTGTACCTGCATTTCCATATAATAAAAGATTAGGAATTTCTTGATTTTTTAAAAATTTATCTACAATACGCTTATTCTCATCTGTTAAAACCAGCTCGTGTATGCTTTTAGGTCTATACTTTTCTACCCAGAGGTTTTCTATGTTATTATTCATTTATTTACCTGAAGAGCCAAAGCCTTTTTCACCTCTATCAGTTTCTTGTATATCGCCAAAATCAACATCTATATCAATATTAAAATGAAGAGTTATTTGTGCTACTCTATCACCTTTTTTGACATGATAGTCTTCATTTGAATGATTATATAGTAGTACCCCTAAATCCCCTCTATATCCATTATCTATAACACCCGGATGCGCCAAAATACCATGTTTAAATGAAAGACCGGATCTAGAGCAAACCTTTATCCAGTATCCCGGCTCTAAATAAGCTAGCTTAAGACCTACGGGCACCGTGCTTCTATTACCACCTGATATAATTGTATCTTCTACAGCAAATAGATCCCAGCCAGCATCCTCTTTATGATTCTTCTTTGGTAAGCAAGCATCAGGGTGAGTTTTTAAGAATTTCATTGAAGGTGATTTAAGTAAGGTACTCATGACATTATAATATATCAGAGAATAAGCAAATCAACTGCATAATTAATTTTATGGAAGAAAATAACGAAGAGTTGGTAATAAATGAATTAACAGAAAAATTAAAAGAGCAAATGTCAGATGTAGAGTCTAAAAGTAAAGAGTACGCTCAAGAGACAGACGTTTTAAAGAAAGAAAACCTGGAAAATTTTTTATTAGAAAAAACAGGAGTTCTTGTAAATGAAGGGCTAGACACTATAAGGGAGCTAAAAGATGTCTTTGTTAACAACCCGGATGCTGAAGAAATTGAAGCACTCTCACAAGCGTTTAAGGCTGTTAGCTCTGCTTTGTCCGTTTTAAAAGATATACAAGTAACTGCAATGAAGGTGGATAGCAATAAGCAGCTAAAAGAGATGGATATACAGGCTAAAAAGGAACTTAAAGACAAGAGTAAGGATGAGGATGATCAAAAAATTTACCTTACTAGAGATGAGGTATTTAGAAGGCTATTAGAAAAAACCGAAATAATAGACGCTGAATTTGAAAAAGAAATTAAACCAGATTAGTAGGTTTAGGTGAAGAAAATGCTTTAAGAGGTTTCCTATCTTTAGGCGTTACATCTAAACCTACAGAGTTTAGGACTGTTCTTTGACCTTCTATTTTCTGTTCTAGTATAACTTGGGGAGAGCTTATATCACTATTAGTCGCGCCAAAGGGGTTAAAGTTTATAGCTTTTAATAAAAAGCCTTTTGCGTCTCCTACAGTATCTAAAACTTTTTTTGTACAAGAAGTAATTACCTCCCCCATTCTTTCAATGTGCTTGGTATCAGCTACTAAATTTGCCCCGTGATTTTTTGTATTTACTGAAACTTGTTCCATAACACTCTGTAGATTTTTATTTTGTAATTTACCTAGTATGGTTGAAGCTTGAGCTAGATTAGCTTTAATATAAGGGGGTAGTTGTACCCCTGTATTAATATGGTTTACAGGTGCTTCTTCTCCCTCAACGTTAGCGTATGGTAGTATAGGTCCAGAGTATATATTGTCTTGTGAAAACGTATTAAGACTAGGTAGTGTTTTACCTAGGAATACAGGGTTAGGCACTCTTTTATAGAACTCACTTTTTATACCTTGGGGTTGAGCGTTAAAATATTCTCTCCAACCTTGAACTATACCTACCTCGCTTATGTTTTTAAGCTTTCCGTCAAGCTCTGCAAAAAATGCGCCCATAGCTATAACCGGTTTGTTGCTATTTTTTGCTTTAAAGTGTTTTTTAAATAGGTCTAAAACTTCTTCTCCGTATCCAGCAAAAATTTGTTTTAACTGTGGAGATGCCACTTCATTTATTGGATTGTAATTTCTTAATAAAATAAAAAAAGTTGAAGAGGGAGTTGTCATATAGTATCTACAAAATTTGGTTTTTCATTTGAATAAGGTTTAACACCTAAAACTGTTGTTTCATAATTACCGCTTTTAAATTCATGACTTACATATGTTATCATATATTTACCTAGCACAGTATTATCATGGCTATCACTAGTATTACTATCTGTTCTATTTACAGTAAAAAACTTACCTGTCTGTCTTATCGTATTACCTCTTATTTTAAATTGTATAGAAGTATTCTTAAAAAACAAATTAATTAATGATTTATTAACACCAAAACTTCTAGTTTGATTCTCGTCTACCGCATAAGGTACAAAATTATGGGTTACGTTTTTATTTTCTTTTCTTAATTTATTCTCAGCTAAATTAGAGCTAGGCGCTTTACCTGTACCTCCTTTGTTTGGTTTAACAAAAACATCATCATATACCTTGGTAGCACTTTGAAAGTTATTGTTTTTTAAGTTTGAATTAAAAAATCCTCTAGGATCTAAACCGTGAACTACTTGAGTTGACATGTATTCTTGTAGTTCATTAGAATCTATTTTTTGAAAGGTATAATCATCTATGGTATTATAATCTGTTGGTATTATTTTTTTAGATGTTGAGCTTTTTGGTATAACACCTGCTCCACCTGTTGCAGGATCTAATTTACCTATCAATAGATCTTCTATAACCCCAGGTCCTGATGATATAAAACCACCCAATCCACCTATACTTAAATTACTTTTATAGTACTTGTTTATGGGTGTTAAATTATATTTGTCCGTGTATCTTTCCTTCTTCAATATACACGGCATGTATTGATTAGAGTTATCACTCATGTGATAGGATAGAACGTAATCTAAATCATCAATTGCTTTGTTTTGACCTGAGCTACTATAAAAAATTTTAGACCCACCTTTATCCCAATTACCCTTTTTAAATTTTGATTTTGCATTTGTTATTAATGTTTCTTTTAAAATATCTTCTATAGCATCACCTGTATATGCGCTGGTATCTGTGTTTGATTTAGAAACGGAAACCTGATCACCGCCAAGACTCAAAAATGATTTGTTATTTTTTACCCTATCTGCAGTAGAGTAATTTAAGTTTACTTCTTTTAATAACTGATAATCTCTATCCCAGAAATAAAATTTTCTCTTTTTTTCTCCCTTGCCAATAGTTATATCTTCATATTTATAAATAGAGCACAGATGCTTAATGCAATAGCTCTTTTTCTCTCCTTCACTGGCATATACCTCTAAACATTTTTGTTCTTTTATTTGTGGCATTATTTCTATCTCTAATAGATCTCTACCATCTCCTCTAAACACAAAGGGATCAGCACTCTTAGCAGGACCCGACGGTCCTCCACCTACAGACTCAAACGATTCTAATACATCATTATTATATCCTATCGTCATTGTACCATACACAAAAAAATACCTTAAATCATCTACAATATTAAGCTCATCAATAGCAGAAAATTTTATACCAATTCTAGACGTACCGTTGTTGATATAAATGTTAAATATAAAAACGTTATCATTTATTTGTTCTACATTATCTTTTTGCTTACCAGACACAGATAAGCTCTGTCCAATGTTTCCTAAACTACTAAACATGTTTGATATCATTTTTGCTTACTGGTTATATTGTCTATCACTACCCTTACATATTCCGGGTAGAGTATTTTTAGTACAGAGCCTGGCGCAGGATATTCTACAGGATTTCTTATATTATTAACAGCCATAATCAACCACCATAAATTCATATTTCTGTATTCGTTATAACTTATTGTAGTCCAAGGCACTTTCTTGGTAACAGTAACATTATAGTAAGTAGAAGGATCTAACTCACCTTCAAAGTAAATGCTAGTAGTCAAAATATTAAAATAAAATTGATTTTTTTCATTTAAATATAGTCTCATAAAATTCTCAAAACTATATTCATCAGCATCTCTTAAAAAAGGTATATCTCTTAAAAAAGGTCCTAATGCAGATAAATTTTGAGTGTTACTACTAACCATTGTTTTGTAATCTTGCAGTTTCTGCAGCAAAGCTAGCTGTTGCGCTTTGCCATGCTTCAGCAAACGGGTTAAATTGATCTAAACCAGCTACACTTACAATATCTTGTTTATCCTGTAGCATAGCATAGAGAAAGTTTCGTGATTCTGGTATTAAGCCGGTTAATGTAATAGATACCTCATATGCTTCGGGTACTATGGTTGTTATAGTAGATTGACCGCCTATAAGAGGTACTTCTAGATTCATCTGTCTTCTAGCTCCTTTAAAGGATACAGCTAAACTACTAATATATGCATAAGGCATATACATTACACCAGGTACTGTTACTTCATATATACATGCTGGTTCTATTAACTCTCTACTCTTTCTATTAGGTCTATTTTGATATATTAACATGAATATAAGCTGCCAGTTTAACCTAACATCGTTATATGTAGACCATCCAGTGTTTATTAATGGAAACTTAACTTGAAGAGTTGAGCCTTCTCTATCAAAATTATAAAACTTGGGTCTCTCAATATAAATACCGGGTTCAGAAAAGTTTGAGTATTTTGCTAAATCTGTTACACCCTCTCTTATTTTATCTACACCTCTTTGCTCTAGTGAACTAGCATCTCCTTCGCTAAAACTATTACCTACTTCACCTGCTTTATCGTTAAAATAGGGCAGATAGTAGGAAAATTTAGTATCCTCTGTTATGTATAACCCCTCATATGCTTTTAAATACTCACTATTTAAACCTTCTACATATTTAGATAATGTGCTTCTTATATCCGTTTGACCAGTTGTTAATGTTAATGCAGATTGAAGTATTGTTTGTTCAAAGAAGTTACCTGCAGCACCGCCTATAAATTGTGTTGTGCTAGAGTTGCCTAAATTGCTTAAAAATCCTAAACCTGCATCTTTAATTCCAGCTGCTTCAAATGTATTAAGTCTAGCTCCTATTGTTCCTAAAGAAGATGAGGCTGACATAAGATAATAAGCTGCAGCCGCTATTATTGAGTTAGTCCTTAATCTTTTTTCTCTTAATTCAACTCTAGGCACTTCTTGTCTAGATCTTATACCCGGTGGAGATGTTGTCCATGCAAAATTATTAACTACATCTACCACACCTGAAGTAAAGTTTAATATACTGTCTTTTTGAATATAATTATTACTGTTTTTTGACACAGTAGTAGAGCTAACAGGTGCTAATTTCGGTGCACCTGGGTTAGAGCATTTGTCTGTTTCGAATCGGTATAAATTCATATTATATTCTACTTAATAAATTACTTACTCCTAGAGATTCAGTTTTAAAACCAGGAGGAAAGAAATCGTTTAAAGGTAAGTTACCCTTTATCCCTGTTTGAAGATTGTTAACTTGTGATCCATCGTCTCTAGATGGCGCAGGTTGTTCAGAAGCAGTTTTACCGTTCATACTATAAAAATTAGGTGAATACGAATTATTACTGCTACTAGGTATCTTTAATTTTAATAAATTACTAGAAATACCGTTTAACTGACCTGTAATACTATTTAAGACTGCTAATATAGAAGATAGATCCTTTGACATTAATTGGTTATTATCAGGCACATTTTCAATAGTATTGCTCTCAATCGGGGATAAGCTATCTAAACTTTGAAAACTATTAACACTATCTTCAACACTTATATCTTGTTGAGATGTAGATCGATTATTGTAAAAATTTTCAACAAAATTTTGATTTTCAATAGAATCTTTAATGGCATTTTCTAAACCGCCGTGCTCTTTTATTGCATTGTCTAAAGTACCTTGTCTTTCGTCTATTACTACTTTTCCTAAATCTGGAGATTCTACTATCTTAGGTTCCCCGCCTAAAGCTTTTTCAGTAACAACTGCTTTAAGCAAGCCTGCATCGTCTTGCTGAGCGTATAAATTGGGTGTAAATGAGTTTTCATTATTATTGTTAGTGTTGTTAGTGTTGTTGGTATTGTTAGTGTTGCTGTTATAGTTTTGCGCTTGATCTATAGAGGATATACTAACTTCTTCTGCTGAGTTGTTTAATGATTTGTATGTATTTTCGTTTAATAAGTTGAGTAGTTTGTTTTTTTGATTAGTTAAATTAAAAATACTAGTTTTAATTTTTTGTTTTTCACCGTAATACAAGTTAGGTACTACAGTAACTGGAGAACTATCGTTATTTTCTATATTGTACTCTGAATTAAAATTATTGTTGGTATCAGATTCTATTATTCTATCAAAATTGCTTTTGGTTTCTCCGTTAAGGCTAGTAAGTTGATCTTGTAGACCTGATATTTTAGAGTCTATGTTATTAATTTCGCTTAATAAGCCATCGTTATTAAGCTGCGGTCTAATAACCGATTGTTTTTCTTTGCTGTTTATTAAATCACTTTTATTATTATATGTATTATTTTCTAAATTAACAGTATTTGATTTATATTCAGATTTATCTTTAAAAAAATTATAGCTTATATCTTTTTCTGCTATATCAGTTAAATTATTAGTTAAATTATTATTTTCAGAAGAATTATATTCTTTGTTGTCTTTTTGATTTATATTTTTATTTTCTGTACTAGTGGTGTTATAGTAGTTATAATTAGAAATATTCTGGTTGTTTACATTGTTGTTTACTGTACTGCCTTGTGTTTCTGTAGCTCTGTTTATCTTAACGTCTTTTTCTTTACCTATATCAGTCTCGTCAAGTATTTCTTCTTGTTGGTCACTCTTTTTAATTGGCTCCGGGGACTTATCTTCTACCTCTATAGAATAAGGACCGGATTCTTCGCTGGAGTCTATAACTCTAGACTCTTTATTAAAATATTTTTCTGGTAACTCTATAGTGTCTTCCACTTAATTATTTAATATTGTTTGCTGATTTGTAGATAGTTAATAGTAGGTCAACTTCTGCAGGCGTCATATTACAATAATCTTCATAAGTTAAGCGTAATTTTTGTAAACTATGATATAATTTTAAATATAAAGAACTTATATTGTTTTTATACATTAATTTAAGTAATTTAATAGGAGATGAATTGTATATATTAATGTTAAATATATTTTTATCCTCTATTTTAGTTAGAGGGTATATCTGAGAGTTTATTTTTAAGTGTATTTTAATATCGTCTATGTACTCCTCTTTAAGTTTAGATATAATAACTCTTTTAAATTCAGTTTTAAAGTTTTTATAGTCTTTTAGCTTACCGGGTATAATAACATCCTTAAATATATCTAAAAATAATTCTATTATATTCTTATAATATAATTTAGTTGGTTCTTTAAACTTAATAATTAAATCATCCTTTACATAATCTTTAATAGAGTTATTACTATTTTCTAACATTCTTTTTAGTAGACTGTCTAGCATTACAGATAAGCTTGCAGCAAAGCCAGAGCTTTCAGTGTATTTGAGCTTTAACTCATTGCCAACAGTTAGCATTCTTAAATATATTAAAATAAATAATTTATCAAACGTACATTGTATTTTATCGTCAAGTAAAGACTCAAAAAAGGTAGATAGTCCTTCATTATCATTAGCAGATATGTATTTGTTTATGTCTAAGTAGATTTTATTATTAAGTTCACTTATATAACAATGACTTGATAATGTTGGTATATAAGTTTTTATTTTATACATGATTAAAAAGGAGTTACGTTTGGTATTAAGCTTGAGGGATCAGTTTTCGCTGCTGCTATAATTTGAGGTAGGGGTAAATATAAATTATTTTCTACTGTGTAGTTAGTAAATGAAAATTTTACATCAAAAGAAGTAACTTCAGTTTTTTCTGAATAATCAAAATTTTGTATAGCTACGCTTGAAGGCACACAGTTGTAGAATCTGAATACTTTTCTTGGTATCATACTTACATTTTGAAAGGTCTTGGAATAAAAGAGCATAGTTATATTACACTTTATTCTATACTTCGGATCTTTTCTTGTAACATACCCGTAATGGCTTGCAAGTATGACCCATGGTCTTAATATCATATCAACAAAACTAGTATTAGACTCGTAAAACCCTATCTGTAAACCATCAGCATACCCCGCTCTTGCTCCTGAGGCCAACCCTGGTATAAAACCTCTATTATTTTCAATAGCAACATTTTCTACAGAATAACTTTCTCCCGGAATTTGTACAGTATTTGCAAATATGCAGCCTGCAACCCTCTGTAAAGGGTATGAGGTTAATAACGCTTTCGCTACATTTAAGTCGTAAGCGTTATAATTGCCTGCAGTTATTTCTAAATTTCTTAAAACATTAGAGTTTAACGCGGGCGGATATGCATCTATTACACAAATCCACTGAGAAACTAGAGAAGGAGTTGTAAACCAGCTATTTAATTGAGTTAAAAAGTAATCTCTTGTACTAATTAGAGGTGTAGCCGGTATATTTACACCTGCAATTTGTGCTATCTGTGGCTGTACTAACGGATTTGTACCATTGAGAACCCCTCTTGCATTAGCTAGAAAAGATTCTCCAGCGTTAGTTAATACTCTTTGAGCATTAGAAAGTGCGTTATTTAGTAGTCCCATTTTAAATATTTAGGGACGAAAAGTATTATTGGGCTGGGGCTGGGGCTGTTGTGGCTGGTATCGGCGGCAATGGCGCGGCTGGTTTTACTACTACTTCGTAATAGTGATACGCAACAGTAGCATCAAAACTTTGAACCGTTCCTGTGCCTTCAGCCATCTTGTATTCCATGGGACTTACTTGGCGAACACTTACACCGACTAGTTTAAATTCTTGCACAACACTAAAGTCAGGACCTAACTGAGCCATTTGAATATATGCAGATCGTGTAGGTACACTATAGTTACCTGTTGAAGATGCATCATCGAATATCAATCTGCTCCATCTTTCAAACTTTTGTCTAATTGTACTAGCCTTATCACAGTAGAAGGTTAGCTTATATTCACCGCTTTGAGGGTAACTCACTACTCCGGGTATGTTAAACGCTAGACCCATGTATTTTGCTTCAACGTTGCTAATAGTTCTACCAGGAATTGAAGCAGATTTAGCGTAAACTAATTCTCTTTCATCAAAAGACAAACCTAAAGACGGGTCAGGCTGTATTTGAGTTAAGCGAAAGTTGAAATCTCTAGCGAAATCTCTTGCAATTGCTGTATCGTAAAAGTTTGTTATGAGTTGGTTGATGTCTGCCATAGTTTTAAATATTTATTAACTACCTGCTAGTTCTGCAAAGCTTTGACTTGTCTTAGTAGCGATAAACGATACCAATATGAACTCTGCTGTTCTTACAGGCTTGACATAGATATCAACTTTGAGCTCGTTGTTATCAATTACGTCAGGTGTATTATTACGCTCATCGCAGACAATTAAATAGTCGTAAATACCTTCACTGTTTTTCGCGGTCTCGAATAATGGTGATATTGTATTGACGATTTTAGTTCTTGTAAATAGTGTGTTTGGTTCAAACACAAAGAATTTAATGGAATTTCTTACTGCAATTTCAAGAGCTAGGAACAATCTGCGAACATTGATTCTATCGAAGGCGGAGGGTTTCTTAAGTAGAGTCTTCTGACCAAATATGCAGAAGCCTTCTCCAGGGAAAAACGCAACCGGGTTAATACCAATTTTATAAAGTTGATCACGTTGTTTTTGTTTTGGATATATACCAATATCGTTCGCACCGGTGACACTACCTCTTGTAAACCCAGCAGGTGCAAACCATGGCTGAAAGTTAGCATCAGTGTTAGCCATCGTGCCTGCTGCAAATCCAGAAAACGGTACCCAAATTTGTCTATTTGATGTTGGATCTAATACTTGTGACCATGTTGCGTAAACGGTTGCGTATGAAGTATTAATTGTACCGTATAGATGTCTAATTGGCCAGTATATGTGCTGACTAAAGTTAGAAACAACATACCCCGGCGCTTTTGGATCTGGATCAAAGCCTGCGTTTGGAGAATAAATTTTCTTAGAGTTTACAATCTTAGTATTTGCTCCTT